TTCCTGGCTTTAGTCCAACTTCCAATACTCCGACAGCAGGTAAAGACTCAGGTACATCTGAATCAGACTTTCCGAATATTGTGTGATTGTTGACGTTTGCTTTTACATACACAGGAGTACCGGCTTCTAAAAACTCTCCGGAACCATTATGACCGTATATACGGTTTTGCTCAAGCCTACCTTCCCTTGTATTAAAATTAGCCATTATCCTGCGTGAATAAGCATGTACTCTATAACTGTATCAGCAGTATCAGCAGTCAAGTATATGTCTGAGTTAGCTGAGTAAGGTAATATAACTGATTGACCACCAGCAAGATGTCCAAGAGTGGCATCAGGAGTTCCATCAGTATTACCGTCAAGCTTGATAGCTACAGAGTCAGTAAAAACTGTAGTACCTACATTACTTGAGAAGTTCTTTATATAGATGTATGCAAGCTGAGATTCACCATTGTTAGTGTAATCGCTTGCATCAATCAGTAAGTGATCAGATGCAGGTATCTTAATTCTTGACAAACCTGTAGTCAAGTCAAGTCCTGCAGTACCGTCTGAAGTCACACCAAATGAAGACGATATGCTAAACGGATCTGAGGTTATGTTGTTTGAAGAAATTACGTTCTTCACTGTAGTAGTAGCCATGATTAATCTAATTGTTTACGAGCTAATATAAGCTTGATCTCAGCGATGTCAGCAGCTAACTGCTTGAGTATCACATTGTTTTCGTCGTCTTTAAGCTCTAATGATTTGACTCTGCTTTTTAATGCCGCATAGTCATTCTGATGCTTTATCCAAACACCCACGATACCCGCTGCTACAGCTAGTAGCTCAAATAGATATATCTCCTCCATGTTTTATTAGCATCTGCACTTCCACTTACGTAGTGCTTTGTTAATTCTTGAATTAGGATCTCTTTGACCCTCAGATCCAGTTTCCTTTTTCTTCATGCCACACATGCGTGAGCAGAATGATTTCTTTCTAGAGCCTCCTTCAGGCTGAGGAGCTTTAAGATCTGACCCAGGATTCTCTCTTTCATACGAGCGTCTACCTCTTTCGTTCAGTCCACCACTAGGATTCTTACCAGATTTACGAGTCCAAGCACCACTCCTAGCTTGAGACCTTTTAATATTCTCTTCAGTAGGAGCTCCTTTATCTCCTTTACTACGCATAGTCTCTCCAGATCCAGATTTAATGCGCTTTCTCTTAGCGTGAATGTTTGCCCAAAGTCCTGGTTTTTTACTCATTATTGCCCTTGTTGAACAGGAGTCTTATCCTGTTGTTTATCGTTCTCTGTGTCAGGGAATGACCCTGCTAACATCCTCAACTCTCCAGCCATAATACCTTGGTTAATCTGAGCTATCATATCTGCAGGTAGCGGATACGGGGATTGGGGATCATAGCAAGGACCATCATTACAGGTATTAAAATTAAATACCTCTTCAGGGTCCTCGAATACTCCCCTAACATTTATAGCTTCTAAACCTCTAGGTCTATATACGTAAATATACTCATCAATTACGTAATATTTAGTAAGACCTTTAGTGTATTTATCGTACTCTAAGTATTCTACCTCATAAGGCTCTACTCTTGGTATAGTACCTGTACCATCAGGTTTTCCTATAAAAGTAAACGCATCTTTAAAGTTGAACCGCACAGTCCTAGGAAGCTTATCTATCGTACGATATACCTTACATGTAGGTGGTAAGTCACAGCACTTAGAAGCATCTACCTGCTTGAGCTTCAGACATCCAAGGTCTTGCTCTATGGTTTTAGATACATACCCATTACGTGCATAGTCCCTGCGAATAAACATCGCACGGTAATGCTTGATGTTGAACTTTATCTGATCAAGAGATATGTTCTCATCATTACTGCTGCGGCCTCCACGCACCAGGTTTAGTAGGTTGTATGCTATTTCATCAAGCGTCATCTAGCCTTTTTTTTATTTCAAGTATCTCAGAGCATTTCTCGTACTCTTCTGAATCCTCAAAGTATTGTATCATATCATCTGCAATCAACATGAAAGTATCTGGCGAACTAGGATCGAATGGTAGGAATATCATATCCTCTGCTTCTTCAAGGAGTTGCTCCACAGATACTTTACCCGTGATAACCTTGAAAGCATTGCGGTATGCTTCATCCAATATCTCTATCTCCTCTTCTAGAGAGGTTATGAGATCTTCGTCTTCTGTGTCGTCAAAGTCTAACATTTGCTTGTAGATATCCTTCAAGTCCAGTTTGCTTATTCCATATATATGCTTGTCCTGCTCGTTTAGCTTCGTACCCCATCTGCTTGTGCCAGTCATCGTTAGGACAAATAGATGGTATGAACCTGACTTTAATACCTCTGTATTCATTCACCATCTCTTTATGAAGGTGTCCACAATGAACTTCTCTATGAGAAGTACTAGCAAACATCTTCGGTTGCTCCGTCGCCATGATCAGCGGCATATCTGCAGGCTTCTCCTTGTCCCCGTGAGTGAACATCAACATATTACTTCCGTACTGATAGTACTTGCGGCTCTCATATGCATTGTCCACTTCAACGTTCTCATCATTCCTGTACCACCCAGATAACACATCTCCTGCGTAGAACATACGCTCGAAGTCATGATTACCTGAAATAACAATTACATCCACAGGTGCTATCTTCTTTAGATAGTCAATTGCTTTAACCATAAGCATCCAGTATCCTCTGAACGTATCCTTCCAACTAGCTGAATCCTCAGCAGGTGTACCCTTAGTAGTTGTCCGACGTAGGCCTTCTGAGTTCATCCCATCATTGCCGATAGGTAGTATGAACTTTTCTATCTCTAAACCAGCAGCTTTAGCAACCAGCTCCTGCACTACACCGATGTAATCATTCTCTATCTGAAGCAGAGACTTGTTATGCATCTTACCATAGTGTATATCAGGTAGAGATATTTCATAGGCTATAGGCTTTAGAACTTTCTTGTATTGTATAGCATCTACTTTGGGACTGTATACAGCTGCAAACTTCTCTATCTCTTTCTTTATAGATTCAGGACTTACACCTTCACCTTTAGTAACTACAGAGAACCTTTGCTTGCCAGATACTGTCTGCCAGAACTTAACGCTTGCTACGTCTTCAGACTTTATCTCGTTCTTGTCAAGGTATTGCTGGAACTCAGTGATGACGCTGTAATTAGCATTATCATTGCTTTCCTCACGAGCTAGCTTTCTAGCTTCGTACAATGCTGTTTCGCACTCTTCTATTGGCATGTCTAGCCTCTCAGCTAGCACACTTGCACTCTTTTTCAGATAACCAGGTCTTCCCCCGATAAAGTCCTTGATATCTTCAATAGTCATCCGCTGCAGTTTTCACACTCCTCTGGATTCTCAATGTTGCAGGTTATCTCCCCTGTCTTGAGTTTATCCTCGCTCTTCTTGAGCTTGTCCTTATTTAGGAATCCTATATCTTCAAATTCTTCTTCGCTCATTTTCTCACTTTTTCAACTGTACGCCCAGCAAAGTATGCTCCGAACACAGTTAGCATTAGTATCTCAAGTAAACTTATGTAGCTAGGTGGAGGCTTAAAGTTTGGGTCTATTCCTTCCCAAATCATCATAGCCATGAAGAACACACATAGTAGCACAAGCATAACAGGGCGTATGAGCTTAGCAATCTTAACATCTGATTTCGCATCTGCCTCCCATCTCCTAGTAACATTTTCCTGTGCTTTTATTTCTGCATCCATGACAGCTTTAAATGACTCGCTGTCTAGGGTTGGGTCTTTATCTACAAGATTCTTAACTACGCCTAATACGCCGCGGTCTGGAAGTACATCTCCGACCACATCGAGGACAGATGGGGCCTTTTCTTTGAGCCACTGTCCGACCTTTGTATCGCGCAGTTTCTTGCTCATTGCATTGGTGATATGATGTATTCAACTTTAACGCCTTGAGCATCGTTTGAGAACATCTCAATGTCGTCAGTATCTCCCGAGCAGTGCCATGGGAACATAGCGAACTCTCCTGCGTTAAGAGTGATAGATTGAATAGCATTAGCCCCAGATACAAACTTTACAAATATTACTTTACCTGCTACTCCAGACGTGTTACGTAGAAATACGTACATCTGATTAGCTGTATCCCCAGTCTCAGAAGCTTTGTAGTAACTAGCTCCTTCTATGATGGTCTCAGCGTTGTTACTAGTAATCTCCGTGATTACTCTCGTTCCGCTGTCTACCCTCGCCTCTACTGAGAACGTGCGGTCATGCCTCTGCGATATAGTATTGCGGAAAGTATTGCTAGAGCGAATAGATATTCTTGTATTGATAGTACCCATTAGGTTATTAGTTGTAGGAGCTTCTCTACCTGCTCCCCTGTGATATCGTCAGGAAGTTGATCTTCTCTGATAGGATGAAGTTGAACTTCAATTTCGTTGTCAAGCAATGTCTCTACGTCAGCAAGTTGCTGCTTACGCTGATCAATTAGCTCACTATTGTCTGCCTCGAGCTTCTCAATCTCTGACTGATTCTCTTCTTCAATCAGCTTCTGCATTTGTACAGAGAGCTCCTGAAACTCAATTCCTGGTACTGCAGCCTGCTCGAGAGGATCTAGGATATTCTTA